GTATGGAAGTGTGGTCATTCATGGAGATGATTCATTCACGTTCTTATACCTATGTGATTAAGAACGTTTATCCAGATCCATCAGAGGTTTTTGATAAAATATTATCTGATGATCGTATTTTAGAACGTGCATCAAGCGTAACAGAGTCTTATGATACATTTATTAATTATGCACAGGAGTGGGGTCAGGGACAAATGTGGAAGGGAGATTGGATAACATCACCATCATCAGTCTGGACACGCAAAGATTTGAAAAGACACTTATACAGGGCAGTTGCAAATGTCAATATTTTGGAAGGAATACGTTTTTATGTTTCTTTTGCTTGTAGTTTTGCTTTTGGGGAACTTAAGCTCATGGAGGGGAGTGCAAAAATTATATCACTCATTGCCAGAGATGAGAACCAGCATCTTGCAATAACTCAAAACATTATTAACAATTGGAGAAAGGGTGACGACCCTGAGATGAAGCAGATTGTGCAGGAAGAAGAACAGTGGACATATCAAATGTTTGAACGTTGTGTCAACGAGGAGAAGGTATGGGCAGAGTATCTGTTTAAAGATGGTAGTATGATTGGTCTAAATGACAAATTACTTCATCAATATGTTGAATGGATTGCCAATAAGAGAATGAAATCAATTGGTTTAAAACCTGTATATGATATTCCAGCAAGAAACAATCCATTACCTTGGACACAACACTGGATCTCATCTAAGGGATTACAGGTAGCACCACAAGAAACAGAGGTAGAATCCTACATTGTTGGTGGTATTAAACAGGATGTAAAAAAAGATACTTTTAGTGGATTTAAATTATAAAGTCATTAATATTTTTCCTACGCTAATTCATTGTTTTGACATAGGTGAATTTAATGATGTGAAGAAAAATTTAATTGATTATGCATACAATTTAAAGAATAAAGAACCTGATAGTAAAAAACTATCTAATCGTGGTGGGTGGCAATCATCAGGTTTTGATTTGAATAATAAAAATGATTTAGTTCATGATTTATTGATGAAATCTTTAACATCATTTCCAACACTTAAAGAGTCTGTTATTTTAGATGTGGCAGCTTGGGTTAATATTAATAAGCAGGGTGATTATAACGTGAAACACACGCATCCTACTTCTGATTTATCTGGAGTGTTGTGGATTAAATGTCCTGATGATTGTGGTAGAATTGAATTTGAATCATCACTTGCTTTCCAATCATATAAAGAAGTAGAGTGTTATACTGAAAACTTAAAAGATGAATATTATATTGATCACACATATTATTTTAACCCAAAAGAGGGTAGAATATTAGTATTCCCATCTCATCTAGCGCATCAAGTTTATGAAAATAAATCTAAAGAAGATCGCATATCAATTTCTTTTAATATAAGATTAAAATGAAAGATAAATCAAATAAAATGTCTGAAAAGATACCTGACGATTCAAACTCTGAAGATATTGTCTGGGATATTGAGGAACTTAAAAAAGCTATCCGTGATGCTGCGGATGATTATGATAAATTAATTGGAGGTTAAAATGGTCAGTCCTTTTGGTAATGTATTAAACACAAGAGAAACTTATAGTAGATTCCATCAAAAAATATTTACTGAAGTTGAAGTACAATTTAACGATGAAGATCCTGCATGGATTCCTTTAAATACTTTGTTAGCAATGAGACAGATATATAAAGGAGAATGATATGATAAAATTTGAATGGAAAGAGATTATGAAAATCCCTGGCACTACAAAGGTACAGCTTTCACTTCTGATGATATTGGCAATTTCTTCGGTTACGTCTACAGGATTACAAATTTACAAAACGGTAGACAGTATATCGGAAGGAAATATTTCGTACAGAAAAGAAAACCCAAGGGAGGAAAGAGAAGAGTCACAAGTGAGAGTGATTGGAAAAAGTATTATGGAAGTTCTCCCGAACTCAAAGAAGATGTAAAGCAGTTTGGCAAATTAAATTTTAAGAGGGAGATATTATCCCTGCACGAAACTCTTGGTAAAGTGAATTATGAAGAGACAAAGCAACTCTTTCTAAATAACGTACTAAGTGAG